ATTTCAGTTTCTACAATAAGATGCTGCCTGTTTGCCGGCCCGGCCAGGGAAATTCCATTTCTCGACGAATCGAGAAACTTAAAACCTGTCTTAAACAGTTCGGACATATAATATATATGACATATAAAGCATCTCACTTCGAAAAGGAAATAAAACCCCTAGGGGTCGCTACGCGTCAGCCACGTAGTCTTTCGGAATTCTCGCATCCGATGCGAATCTTTGAAGAGAGATCATACTCTTTTTCTAGAAATTTGGAAGGCTTAACCAAATATTCTAGAAAAATATTTGAGCCTAATTGGCAGCTGGTCCTGAATAGAAAATCATAGATGGAACATTAGTAAAGAACAGAAAATTAAAATCTGGTCCTATACTATGAAATCTAGATATATTCAGAGCTGCACAAAGGGTTGTGTTATTTAGTGGAGCTATATTGAAACTAATACGAGCCGCTTCTAAATTGGTATTATCATTACCAGAACCTATAGTGGTGGTTGCAGGGTCAGTTGTTCTAAATCTATATTTAGAATACATGGGATAATTAACAGAAATACCACCTTGGGTATGTTGATTGGTAACGGAACTACCCGCAGCACCACTAAGATAATTTAGTAAATATCTAGCGGAAGCACTGCGAGTAGGTCCCGCACCAAGATTAATCGATGTGTAGTAATTAGCAGCTGTAATAGCTGTATTAACTCTATCGGCTTTTATAGTACCCAAAGCGATTGGTGCATTTACCGCATAATGCCAAGTATGTGAACCACGATAACCGCGATAACACCAAGCAATCCAATTATAATAAGTTGGAGAGACAAAATTATAAGGAAAATTGCTGGCCGGAGTTATAGTTCCAACTGCAGAATGTATCCCATTTGGATCATATCCTAAGTATAATGGTTGATAACCATGGTAATTGGTTATCATTCGAAATTGACTGGTAGTATCGGAGCCAACATCAGTAGTCAAGTTTAAACATGCTCTGCGTAGTAAAGTTCGAATTGAACCAACACGCTCACCCATATACACTAGATTACTAGATGGATCACGAGTACCAGATTCTCCCATTGATACACAAGAAGGATCTTCATAAGATACTTGATCTGATTGATATTGATAATCTACTAAATCAAAGGAATGATCCTTTGGTGCAGGTATGGATTCTATATACAATCCTTCTTCCTCCTCAACAAGTGATTGAAGGTCATAAGGTGTGACAGAAATTGGTAAATTTACAGGATTTGCAAATTCCAAATTTTCTGCTCCACGAACTGACACTAAAACTCCTACTGTAGAAGTAGAAATAGGACAAGTTAATATTGTTAGAACCTTAACAGTGAGATAACCATTAAAACAACGAGTATCAAATGCAGAGGCACCAGAGGATGTCCCAGACGCATAAAATTGGCTGTTATAATTAGCTGAATTAGTATAAGTAGGGCATTCTTGATATTCTGTGGCTTGTAGATAAGGCACTCTAACTTCAATGTCAGTTTCTTCTGAGATATCAACAACTTTGGTGAACACAACATTGGATGAATTTCCAACGAGTGAAACATCAGCAGTTGGATCCCATTGAATAAGAACACGACCACGATGGAACCTAGAACATATAAATCGAAAACGAAAAATTATATCTCCTCGCCAATGACCAAACATTGCAGAAATATGTCCCATAGGAGTATTATTAACTATATTTCTAGAGGCAAGAGTGACCGAATTTGCAAAATATGGACTAACAAATGCTGTGAAGATATTATCATCAGTAGCATTAGAAGTGGTATAAGTAAATTGAGTCACATAGGATTCTCTTGTAACTAAATTAGAGATAGCTAATGGATCTTCTCCAGATAAACCAGCAACTCTTGGATCGATGGTTAATTCATTTTTAGGATCTAATGTTAATCTCTCAGTAGGTTGTGAAATATGAGGTGATGCAAAACTATAAAAGGCCGTAGGTCTATATGGTTCAGCATCTGAAACAACTGGAACATTAGTAAAACCAAAAATAGATGCAACTCCAGCAACAGCTGAAGATATCATATTTGTGGCTTTAGCATATGGACCTATAATGGGTGCTTTGGTAAGCATACCAGCTATTTTGGAAATAGTGGTAGCTGGACCAGAGATTATACCATTACGTTGTTCAAACTCAGATTGATATCTATAATTTCTTCGTTGATTAACAAGATGATCCAAAAATTTGGAAAGTTGATCAGTTTCTGAATATGATAAATCTCTTATGCGACTATAAATGTGATGATAATTGTACTCTGGAATTTCTTCCACATCAGAGTGTGAACCACACTGAAGAGCGAGACCAGTAGTAGTTCCAACTAAACGTACATTTTCAGCCCATGCATAAACAGTAACAGTAACACCCGTACCAGCCGAAGCACCAGCATTATCTAAAGAATAGATAGAACTAAGTGTGACTGTACCCATGTCCTGAAAATCCGAACGAGTACCTACATTCAACCAATTTTTATGATAGAAAAATGGTAAGACCATTTCACCTCCTTGATTTGTTTGAGGAAAAATATAAATGTGTGGTCGCTGTGAAGCCGGCATATTAAAAGCATCAAGCTCAGTATTACCAGCACGCAAACCACCCCAAATATTTTCACTATTGAAAGATGTTAATGGCAAATAACTCGCCAATCCAGCACCATAATAAAACGGTGAAGCATTAACGAGTATTCGGATATGCAAATCACAAGAAATGAAGGAATAATTATCCAACTTCTTTTTAACTGCTGTACTATTAAAATAATTATCCCAGGGTTGAAATGTTTGAGCCAATTTTGCTCCTTCTAACCAAGTATAAGCTTGGATTCTTAACGGTCGTTTGAGAAAATCTGCAAGCTCCGTTGAAGGCATGTAATCGGAATAGTAAGAACGGTCGTTATCACCATCCATATCATAAACAACTCCAGGATTTTCGTCAAGGTACTCCACATTGACGTGAGTCTCTGATGAAGAAGCAGACGATACCTTAGCACCGCCATGTTGTTCTGCAATATTTCCTTCATCCGACTGCAGAACATATCGAATAAAATGATGATTAAGCTCATCAGAGCTTTTAATTTGTATTTTATTGTTATTTTGAGTAGGGAATTTATAAAATACATAGGAATACCCATTCCCATGTACATTGTTATTCTAATTGCACGTCAACCATATGCATCCTTAAATAAGGACTTTGAGGAACACTCAGGTGAACTACAATACTACTATCCATTCTTCACATATTTACAGATAAACATAAAATAATACATGACAGTAACTACAATAGTATAATATATAATGGTTTAACAAATAACATATATATTTGTGGAAGTTATATTAGACTCCCATATGTTGCGAAGATCGCCAAAATTCGTCTCGTAATTGAGACCAAGATGGGAAGGTCGCTGGTTCTATCCAAAGCTCAAAGTCTATTTTACGTAATGATGCACGTAATAAATCGCTCTTTGCCTCGAAAATATCTTTTCCGTACCAGAA